GGTATCATCTGCATTCACACCTTTTGGTTCTAATGGAGTGCCATCAGGCCCTGTTGGTACAACATAAAATTGATCTGTCTTGTATCCGCTTTCTGGCACCTCTGCTTCTGCTGCCTGTACAACTTTATTTGTTATTTCTAACTCTTTGTTGTAAGTAGATAATAAGTCCCTTAAGGTATTGGTTGTATCATTACCGTCTTTATCTTTTTGTACAAGATCAAGTATATCTTTATATTCTTGTGAATCAACTAATGGTGTACATTTAATGCGCCATAGATGGCTCCACCAAGTAGGACTAAATCCCTCGCTAGGCCTTGTTCCTTCTTGCACTACATAATATCTTTTTAAACTTAATTCAACACTTTCATCTAATGCACTAAAATCTGTAAGATGTGGTAATTCAATTACATCACCTGGCATTAATTTACGACCTATGTTGTTTACCATATCGTTTTCGTGCAATGTGATAAACAGTGTATCATTTGCTAAAAATAAACCAAACTGACTTAAATCGAAATCGGTATCGGTAACACTATATATACCCCTGAGACTATAAATGTCTTGATCATATTTTCTATCTCTATTTTCTAAAAATAAAAAATCTTGTATACCTAATGGATCTGGTTCTACATAATTAGGTTGACTTGGATCATCACTTTGTCCCTGATTTTGAATTCCGAGATACTTGTGAATGTTTATACCAGTTCCACCAGCAGTAAACATTTCTTTAATTCTTCTATCAAAGAATCTATAATCGTTGGTGTGAGCACCGTCTTTCCATAGTGATATACGTGGCATATTTTTTCCTTCAGTACTATTTATCGCATTAAATAACTGCATGAAAGTAGATTTACATGGACTTCCTATTCATAATGCATGGACAATTTTTAACAGTAAAATTACAGATGCTTACTATATGAAGTACAACTACATAGTCGTTGTTACTGGCCAAGGAGAAATTATGCGAGAATTTCGCCATTGGGTAAGTAACCATCCTCATACAAAATCATGTAATTCTACACTCCATAATCCAGGAAGTTTTAAAGTTTTCTTAAAAAAGTAGGTTGACACTTCTCTAAACTGTGTTATATTAATAGTATAGTTAGAAAAGAGAAGAGGACCAAAATATGCAAACAATTTACAATTTACCTAAATTATACAAAAGAGATACTACTGGCAAAGTACGTGAGTGGACTATGCAGTATGGTTGGAATTTAGATCAAACACAAGCAGGTACTAGGACAATTTCTGGTACACAAGATGGCAAAAAAGTTACTAGTGAATGGTATATTACAGAAGCAAAAAATGTAGGAAGAGCAAATTCCACAACTAATGTTACACAAGCAAAGGCAGAAGCACAAGCAGAGTTCGATAAAAGAATAGAAAAAGAATACTTTGAGGATATAAATTCTATAGATAGTTATACTGCATTTAAACCTATGTTAGCACATGATTTTACAAAGACTCCTGTTGAAAGTGGATATACACAACCTAAACTAGATGGTATTAGAATGGTTGTAAACAGTAGAGGACTTTACAGTAGAAGTAATAAGCCTATTGTTGCAGTACCGCACATTGCAGAGGCACTTGCAGATTTTATTAAAACATTCCCTACAGTAACACTTGATGGGGAATTATACAATCATGAACTTAAAGATAACTTTCAAAAGATAACAAGTCTAGTAAGAAAAACTGTAAACATTGGAGCAGATGAAATTGCAGAAAGCAAAGAACTAGTACAGTATCATATATATGATATGTTTGATAGTGCAAATCCTAACATGACTTTTACACAAAGAGCAAAATGGATACAAGAAAATGTTGCAGGAGATGGTCTAGTTTTAGTGCAATATGACACTGCTAATACATCAGCAGACATAGACAAGTTGTATGGAGAATATACTACTGCTGGCTATGAAGGTCAAATGATTAGACAAGATACTGCATACGAGTTTAAGAGAACTAAAAACTTGCTAAAAAGAAAAGAGTTCATTACAGAAGAATACAAAGTTGTGGAAATACAAGAAGGCAATGGTAATTGGGCAGGATATGCAAAAAGGTTTATACTTGAACTTGCAGATGGCACACAATTTAGTTCAGGAGTTAGAGGCTCACAAAGTAAACTTGCAGAGTTACTTAAGACTAAGGATAGTGTAAATTGGGCAACTTGTAGATACTTTGAATTAAGTAATGACGGGGTTCCTAGATTTCCAGTAGTTATAGATTATGGCACAGGCGAAAGGACAGACTAATGGCGTTTGCTTCAGAAGTTATAGACACAAAAGGTCATCATTTAGTTGGCGTTCGTTGGCCCATTACTGGTAGTAAAGGCGACCAGTATGAGGTAGTAATGTGGGATAGAGGATGGGAATGTTCTTGTCCTGCATATAGAAAATGTAAACATATAAAAAGTGTTGAAAAAGGATTGGTAGGTGAATGACAGTAACTTACATGAAAGAAGGTGCAAGTAAAGCCTGGGACAAAACACCACGTACTTATGAAATCAAGTGGCCAGATGGTAAAAAAGAAATATGGAAAGATATAACTGCTCGTGATTGTTTAACAAAATATGAAAACATGGATCCATATGGAAATGGACTTGAAATGAGAGAAATAGTTGGCAAAGAGTTACAACTACTTAAGATTAACGGTTGACAACTTTTATAATCATGTTATAGTAAGTTAAATGAGACAAAGGAGAAAAAAATGTTTCACCCAGATATGATGACTGATACACTTATGCCTAGAGGATACAAAGCAAATTTTGATTTTGACAAATACATTCTTAGTATTGTGCAAAATGATATGTCATATGGTGCTGCTCAAGGTTTTTACGAAATTTCTATATTCGAAAATGATAACCAAATTGAACTACCAGGCATAACTGATGAAGGCGATTCAGTAAAAGGTTGGTTGACAGTTGAAGATGTTAATAGTATTATAAAAAAATTAACAAGTATAACTGGCGTAGATGCAAAACTTTTATGAGGATAAAATGAACGACTTAATTGTTGATATTGAAGATTTAGAGACTGCAATAAATAGTCTTAAAAAATTAAAGCATACACCTGAGGTTATAAATGCTATTTTAAAAATAGATGATATAATTGAAAGGAAGAAGATAGAGTTTCATAATTACGAACACCAAATGCAGAGGGAGTATGGATATGGGTTTAACAGCAATTAAAGGGAAAAAGACTTCAAAGAAAAAGGCTATTGCACGTAGGAAAACAGTAGGTGCAAAAGCAGCTCCTATGGACGATTATAGAAAACATAGTGACTTTTTTCATTTTAATGTCGATACAAAAGAGTGTGTATCTATTACAAAGACACACGTCAAAAAAGTTTACAATAAAGACAAAGCAAAAGCAATTCTAAAAAATAAAGACTTTGCATTTGGTAGACAATTTGTTGCAGGATATTGTCATTGGATAGCAGAAGGAAAAGAAGCACCACAAGATAGTATAGACTGGATGAATAACTATTTTGATGAACTCTACAATAAAGGATTACTAATTGTAGAGGAAGTTAAAGCAGAAGAAGCCGCAAAGCCTAAAAACGTTTATGTTCCTAGTATACAAGAACGTATTAAAGAAGCAAGTGGCAATATTATTGCAGACATTGAAACAGAAATTGATAAGTTTATACTAGATCCTAAAGGTTTTAAAAAGTTTGATGTCGTAAAATTTTTCCGTGCAAAACAAGTTAATCAAGCACATGCAAGACATATTCGTGCTTTTTATGAGGGCATATTAGGTGAATACCTAATGCTACAAAAACCTGCTACAGAACAAGACGAGCAACTACGGGAAGGTTATGCACATCTCGGTAAAGCAGAGATAAAAAAAGCAGTAGAACTTTTTCAAGGCATTGTGGGTGCATGTGATTTAATTACTGCTGAAAGTAAGGCTACAAGGAAGACTAGGTCACCTAAACCAAAGAGTGCTGAAAAACTAGTAGCAAAAATGAAGTACTGTAAGTCAGATGAGAAGTACAAAGTTGCAAGTATTAATCCAGCAGATATAATTGGTTGCAATGAACTTTGGGTATTCAATACTAAAACTAGAAAGATTGGAAAGTATGTAGCAAACGAACATGATACCTTACAAGTAAGAGGCACTACATTACAATTTTTTAATGAAAAAGAAAGTGTTGCAAAGACACTTCGTAAGCCTGAACAACAACTTGCAGAATTTAATAAAAGCGGAAAAGTTCAATTACGTAAATTTTTACCAAACATTAAGGGTGTTGAAACAAGATTAAATGGAAGATTTAATAATGATACTGTCATACTTAAGGCAGTCAATAATTAATAAATAGTGTATAGATAAGGATACACTATGACGACACTAGCAAGTTTAAGAGCAAAAACAGTAGATTATATCCGTTATCGCCTAGGCGATGGCATGGTAGATGTTGAACTTGATCCGGATCATTACGATAATGTAATTGATAAATCCGTGAAACGTTTTCGTCAACGTAGTCAAAATGCATACGAAAGTTCATATGTATTTTTAAGTGTTGTAAAAGAACAACAAGAATATACACTACCTGACGAAATTGAAGAAGTAAGACAAGTATTCAGACGTAGTGTTGGTAGTGGCAGTAATGAAACTGGTACTCAATTTGAACCGTTTGAAGCAGCATTTCAAAATACTTATTTGTTACAGAGTGGACGTATTGGTGGTATGGCAACATACGAAATGTACTATCAGTATCAAGAATTAAGTGCAAGACTTTTTGGTGGATTTATAAATTTTGAATATAATCCTGTTACCAAAGTAATTACACTACTTCGTAAATTTAGTGCAAGTGGTGAACAAGTTGTTCTTTGGACATATAACTTACGACCAGAAAGTAGATTATTACAAGATAGACATGCTGGGCCTTGGATACAAGATTATGCACTAGCACTAGCAAAATATACACTAGGTGAAGCAAGAAGTAAATTTAGTACTATTGCAGGACCACAAGGCGGTACAAGTTTGAATGGTGATGCACTTAAAGCAGAAGCACAAGTTGAACTTGATAAACTTGATGAAGAATTACGTAATTACATAGATGGGTCAGACCCACTTTCATTTATAATAGGTTGACATTTCTTAAATCTATGTTACTATAAGATATAGTTGTTGAGAGGTTTGAATGATAATAGGAATATGTGGACTAATTAGTTCTGGCAAAGGCACTGTTGCTGATATATTAGTAGAACAAGGTTTTAAAAAAATTAGTTTTGCAGATAAACTTAAAGATGGTGTGGCTACTGTCTTTGGTTGGGATAGAGCAATGCTTGAAGGCGACACAGATGATAGTAGAGAGTGGCGTGAAAAAGAAGATATTTTTTGGACCAAAGAAACAGGAAGAAAAATAACACCAAGAATAGTATTACAAGAATTTGGTACAGACTGTATGAGGGATGGATTCTTTGACGGTATATGGGTTAGTTTATTAAAAAAAGAAATGTTACAAAATCCTGGAAATTATGTTGTGCCTGATGTTAGGTTTAGAAATGAACAAAATATGATAAGAGATATAGGTGGACAAATTTGGTGGACACAACGTGGCGAATTACCTGAATGGTGGGGACTTGCAATATTAGATAATAACACTGGTAGTGATACAATGAAAAATTATGAGATACATTCTAGTGAATATAAATGGGCAGATACGGACGACAAGTTTGATACAATAATATATAACAATAATGCATTAGATTCCCTTAAACGTCAGGTGTTAAATCGCCTCGCTTCCAACCAAACTTTATCAACTCCTGATTGCAATTTAGACATACAGTTTTCAGATTACGGTTGCTAACATTATTTAAATTTCCATCAATATAAAAAACAGTAACTTGACTTCTAATACTAGGCTTGAATCCACAAGCCTCACATTTTCTTTTTACTTTATATCCACTATCCAGCCATAAGGGCTTAACAGGTTTATGTAATTTTAAACACTGTTCGCACTTACGCCTATAATACTTTTTTCCGTCCTTCACGTAATTTACTGCTTTAGGACGTTGTCCACATTGTTCACAATAGGCTCTCATGTGTGTATTTACCCATACCTTTAAAGGGATTTTGCAAAATAGGTTAATTATAGGGTGTGTGGATAAATAACAGTATATGAAATACCTTACAAAAGGAAAGAGAACATGGCACTAATATCACCGGGTGTAGAAGTTACAGTTATAGATGAAAGTAATTACACACCATCGACTGCAGGCACAGTTGCAGCAATAGTAATTGCAACTGCTGAAAATAAAACAAGCGGAACTGGTACAGGAACTGCATCAGGAACTACTGCAGCGAATGCAGGAAAAACATTCTTAATAGGCAGTCAAAGAGAACTTACTGCAACTTTTGGAAATCCTACATTTTATAACACAACTGCAGGAACTCCTATTAATGGATACGAACTTAACGAATATGGATTAATGGCAGCTTATAGTTTACTAGGAGTAAGCAATAGAGCATATGTTACAAGAGCCGATGTAGATCTTGCACAACTAGCAAGTAGTGTAAATCGTCCTCTAGGAAATCCAACTAATAACACAGTATGGTGGGACGTTTCAGGAGATACTAGATGGGGAATATTTGAGTGGAACCAAAGTACAGGTACATTTACAAATAAGATTCCAACAGTAATTACAAGTTCAACAGATTTAGACGGAGGTGTTCCAAAAACTTCAATTGGTGCTATAGGTGATTATGCACTAGTTGCTACAAACACAAGTAATCCTGTCTATTATAAAAATCGTGCAAATGCTTGGGTATTAGTAGGTAGTGCAAGTTGGCAAATAGCTCATGCTACTATAGCAGGCACAGTAGCAAGTCCAAGATTTACTAATGGAAATAGTATTACTATAAATGGAACTACTGTAACAATGGTAGGTAGTACTGTAACCGAACTAAAAAATAGTATTAACAGTGCAAGTATCACAGGTGTCACTGCTGACGTACATAGTAACAAGATTGAAATTTATGCTAATAGTACTGCAGTAGGTGTAGATAGTGTAGCAGATGGAAAAATTGTAATAGCAAATGCTAGTGGAAGTATTCTTACAGATGCTGGTATAACTGCAGGAACATATGCAAGACCTTTAATTGCACAGGATCCACATTACACAGTCCCAGCATGGAAGTCAACTGATACTGTTCCAAGACCAGCAGGAAGTGTTTGGGTAAAAACTACTGCAAGTAATTTAGGTTTTTTAGCAGACGTAAGTACATATAATACATCAAGTGCAGGATTTGTATCTAGTACTGCACCAGCATATACAAATGATCAGACTGCACTTAAGAATTTAGATAGTTCAGGTGGACTGAATATATCTACAGGAAGTTATTACATCCAATACGATGCGACAGAAAACGATACTGTAACATATAAATTATTGCAAAGATTTAGTTCTGGAGAATTGAGTGTTACAGGATTAGTAAACAGTTCAACTCCTCTAACTGCAAGTGAAACTTTTACTATACAAGCAAGTGTTGCTAATAGTACAACATTAAGCACTGCAGTCACAGTGGTATTAAGCGGTACAGGGTTAGCAAATATGGCAAGTGATATAAATGCTGCCAACGTAAGCGATGTTTCTGCAAGTGTAAATTCAGGTGGATACATAGTTATAACACATGCTAAAGGTGGAAATATTATCCTAAAGAATACTTCAGGTACCCCATTAAATGATGCAGGTATTACTACAAGTGTTACAACAGGCCAAGTTAGAACTGGCAATAATAGTGATATAATTTTAAGTAACTGGATTGCTCCTACTTATACTGCAAGTACAAGTGCACCAAGTGCAAATCCAAGTGCAGATACATATTGGTACGCAGGTGGTTTTGAAGCAGATATAATGATACATAATGGAACAAGTTGGTCAGGTTATCAAAATATAACTGATACTAGAGGTTTTGCATTAGGTGATACAGATCCAGACGGAGTAATTTTTAGTACTACCGAACCCACATTACAAAGTGACGATAGTGTACTTGTAAATGGTGATTTATGGATTGATACAAGTGATTTAGAAAATTATCCATCACTTTACAGAAGACAAACTGTAGACGGTGAAGCCAAATGGGTTGCTATAGACAAAACAGATACTACTACAGAAAACGGAATTATTTTTGGTGATGCACGTTTTATAGGCGATGGAACTACTGATGTAGTAACAGGAACAATTCCAGCAACAAAATCATTACTTACAAATGATTATTTAGACATTGACAAGCCTGATCCAACTGTTTATCCACGTGGAATACTATTGTTCAACACAAGACGTAGTACATATGGTGTAAAACAATTTAAGTCAGATTATTTTAGTAGAACTAATTTTAGTGATACAACACAATATCCTAGTCTACCTACTGAAAAGGATGCATGGGTAACTAGTAGTGGAAGTACATTTGGACGTAAAGCAGTAAGAACAGTAGTTGTAAATGCTATGAAGAGTGCTTTAGATGCAAGTGCAGAATTACGTGAAGATGCAAGAACATTTAATATAATTGCAACACCTGGATATCCAGAGCTAATACACAATATGGTAAGTCTAAATAATGATAGACGCCAAACTGCTTTTGTTGTAGGCGATAGTCCGTTGAGACTAGCGGCAACAAGTACTGCTATAGAAAATTGGGCAACAAATACTGCAGCATCTTCAGATAATAACGAAGATGGATTAGTAACAAGTGATCCATATTTGGGAGTATTTTATCCAAGTGCAACAACAAATGACCTTAACAACAACACAATCGTTGTCCCAGCAAGTCATGCTATATTAAGAACAATTGCTAGAAGTGACGATATTAGTTTTCCATGGTTTGCACCAGCAGGTACAAGACGTGGATTAATAGATAATGTAGCAAGTATTGGTTATATAAGTGCATCCACAGGTGCATTTATAAATGATAATATTCGTGAAAGTGTAAGAGATACACTATATTCAAATAGAGTTAATCCAATTGCATTTTTCCAAGGAAGCGGAATACTTAATTATGGAAACAAGACAAGAGCTGCTACAACAAGTGCATTAGATCGTATTAATATATCTAGATTAACTGGATATTTAAGACGTCAACTACAAACAATTGCTACAGGCTATGTATTTGAACCAAACGATAAAATTACAAGAGACGAGCTAAAACAACAAATTGAGCAAACATTAAATGATTTAGTTGCAAAGCGTGGTGTATTTGATTATTTGGTAGTATGTGATGACACAAATAATACAACAGATAGAATTGATCGTAACGAACTATATGTAGACGTTGCTATTGAACCTGTAAAATCAGCAGAGTTTATCTTTATTCCGATAAGATTAAAGAACACTGGTGAAATTGCAAGTGGAAATGTAGCGGCATCAAGCACAGTTTAACAAAAATAAAAAAATACAATGGGGGTTTGATACCCCCATTTTTTATGACTGAAAACTGATAAATACTTTTATAATTAGAATTAGGAGCAGAATGAAATGTCAGTTTCATCATTAACAAAGTTTACAGTACCTATTGACGGTGACCAGAGTGCAGCCAGCCAAGGCTTGCTAATGCCAAAATTAAAATATCGTTTTAGAGCGAGTTTTGAGAACTTTGGTGTAAGCACACCTAGAACTGAAATGACAAAACAAATAATGAATATTACTCGTCCAAGTGTTACATTTGAAGAGAACATAATTGACATCTACAATAGTAAAGTATACTTGGTAGGTAAACATAGTTGGGATCAAATCACAGTAAACTTACGTGATGATGTAAACGGTGCAGTTTCAAAACTAGTAGGCGAGCAAGTGCAGAAGCAATTTGATTTTATGGAACAAGCAAGTGCGGCTTCAGGTATTGATTATAAGTTTATTACACGATTTGAAATATTAGATGGTGGCAACGGTGCCAACACTCCTAACACTCTTGAAACTTGGGAACTATATGGTTGTTTTATAGCCAATGTAAACTACAATGATTTAGACTATGCATCACAGGAACTAGCACAGATTAGTCTTAGTGTAAGATTTGACAATGCAGTTCAAACACCATTAGGTGAAGGTATTGGATCAAGTGTAGCAAGAACTGTTGGACAGGTTGTAACTGGCTAATAGGAGTTAGTTCTAAATGGCTAGTGTTAATCCACTTTTAAATGGTATGACCTCTGATAAGACTGTTAGAGATTATAAACATGCGTCTAAAACTTTTGTAGATAATAATTTTGAACTACAACCAAAATACAGTAATCTTTTTCATGTTGTCTTTGAATTTACTGTTGAAGCAGCAACTCTATTTGATACTATTCAACAATTAGAAATTCCTATTCTTGTAAAGAGTGCCGATTTGCCTTCATATACAATGGATGTGCAAACACATAATCAGTACAATAGAAAAACACAAAGTCATCATAGTTTTCAGTACCAACCAGTTTCAATACGCTTTCATGATGATGCAAAGGAAAATATAAGAAACCTGTGGCACAAGTATTATACGTTCTATAATGCAGACCCTACATATAATCTAGATGGAAATAGTTACACTACCTCTGACAAATATGCAAACCGAACCCAACAACAATGGGGATTACAAAGAGGTAATAAAAGATTTTTTAAAAATATAAAAATCTACAGTATGCACAATCATAAATTTGGTGAATATACTCTTGTAAATCCTATAATTACTGCTTTTAGTCATGATAACCATGCTTATACTAATGGCGGATTAATGGAAAATACAATGCAGATTGCGTATGAAACTGTAAAATATGCGACAGGTTTTGTCAATAATATTACTCCACGTGGATTCGGTGATATACATTATGATGTAGAAACAAGTGATCTTAGTGCAGATAACGTTGCAATAGGTGATGACAATGCATTTATTGATGGATCTATCAGGACAACAACAGGCGAACGCCCTAAAGATTTATTTCAAGGTGACGTTATTGGAACAATTACAGATGCAGAAATAATTTTTAATCAAACAAAACCTAATGGTGGTAGTCTAATTAGTGATACAATATCTATATTTGCTAATAATTTACTTACGGGCAAAAAACCCACAAGCAACATACTAGTGCCTGTCACTGGAGTAGCAGATAGATTTGCTAAAGATTTTACTGGTAATATAACAGATGGTATAATAAATTATTTTCAAGGCGAAAACACTACATCACAAACACCTAATGGTAGTAACAAAACACCTAATAATGGAATAGTATTTTCCTTAGGTGAAATGATACAGACAACAAAAAATAATATTGTACAGGATGTGCCATTTTTAAAAGGTTTCGCAACTCAAGTTCCTACTACTGGAACTAAATCTAATCCAAATAAAATTAGTGATATGAAAACTAGTGGAGAAAAAAGTAGTGCAGTAAATAATCCTATGGATGGTATAATATAATGGCACAAGATACAAATTTACCATTAATTAAACCTGCAGATAATTTTGATCAAAGAGTACAAGACTATTTTACTAATTATTTCACCAATCAAATTAGTATGACAGATATGGAATATGAAGCTGCAAAAAGTTTTTTTGTAGCGAGAACTTCAAATACTGATGCTGCGGCCGCACTAACTTCAGCAACTATAGAAGCAGCTAATACATTAAATGTAAACATATTAGATATTATTAAAGAGTTTGAGGGTGTCGCTGACTTAAAATCTGCAATTCCAACATTTCTAAATTTAAGTAGACGTAGCTCAAGTCTATTAGGCTACGAACAAAATATAACTCCAAACGAAAATATAGCCAGACAAGTAGAGGCTTAAATGTTCAGTCGTAATAAGTATGCAAACGGCATATACGATATGAAAAATCCACAAAAATACAGTGGCAATAAATCCCCAAGATATAG